AAGCAAATGAATATATTTGTCATATGCTATCTGTAATACCCGAAGTAGTTTTGTCATATCAGGAAGTCAAGATTAGTTTAGTAAAGCCAGGTTTTGGAAGAGATCCTGATTTACATTAATCTATATGATTGAAATGAGCTAACGCTCATTTTGTTTTCGCTAACGCTCAAACTATAACACTTCGTTTGTTGATAGAAGTAATAGATATGAATTAAAGCATTATTGCGATAGCAATAATGTAATTGCTTCATGTAGATTGTTTCAGTCAGACGGAACCTGTTACGGTTCCATCTAATCTCAAAACTTCATGTGAGTTCGTCACAGCCGAGACTTGGAAGTAGGTAATTGTTTATACACAAAGTACAATGGGCTCTGACCTTTCCCAACCTACGTCGACATCGTTGTTTCCAACTACCTCTCGCTTCGTTCCTATTGCTAAAGAGTTTTTATGTACTGTGTTTGTGTTTTTTGACAGCCAACAATCTATCTACGTCAACCAGTGAGCCCAATTCTTTTGATGGCTTCCTCACAGTGGTGGTCGATCAACGTGTACGAGTGTCCTTCTCAGGGGACCTTTTTCTCAGCGGTATTTTCAAACTGGCCCGCCAACCTTAAGTGTTGGATTGTTTTGCCTGGATGTGATGTTCTAGCAATGCCTGTTTGAGTTTGTCTGATCCGCCGACTCTAACATTAATAATACCATTATAGTATTCATCTGTTTCGAGTACTCTACGATCAAACTGTTCTCTTGCCTCTATGTAGGACATTTCGCCCCTACCTTTACATAGGTATAATATTTCTCTTGTGAAGTTTTCTGGGCCTAGTGCCTGTACGTCTGCATTTAATCTGTCTGATGATCCCCAATAGTCTCGCCAGTCTGATTCTTTACTGCCTCTGCGTTTATTTTTCTTGCCTTTTAAGGGTGGCTTAGTAGTTTTAAATCTTGCTAGTTTTTTGCCTATGTATTTCTGGCCTGTAGTGGTATTTGTGATAAGATAAACAAAGCCTTCATACTCGTCTGGTATCGTGTCAATTGTTTGTCCTTTGTAAGTCCACTGCATGAGTATACTTACATTGTGTGCCTATTCGTCTGCCTCTTTTTTGGAATTATGCTTATTGTGTATTTCGTCCATACGAGTTTTAGCTAAAAGACGTATCTCTCTTAACCATCTTCTTGCTTCTCTATGTGTTCGCACAGAATTTCTAGCCTCAAATTTTTCGTTAGCCTTAAAGTAAGCCATATATGCTTTAGTTAATAAATCGTGTGTGTCGTCATTCATTCTACAACTTCAACATCATTCTCGTAACTTGTAAAGCCATTTTCTTTTACAACTTTAAGAATAGTGTTTACTCTTCCTACTAATTCGTCTTTGTGTGAAATTAAGAAAATATTTTTTTCTCTTTCACGTGCAATTTTCTTAAGAACTGCTAGTGATCCTTCTACGCCAGCGGTATCCATACCGCTATCAATTAACTCGTCAATAAACAACAAGTTAATATTTTGATACAGACTTTCCCAAACATCACGGAATGCAAAACTCATACCTAAGATAAGTCTATTGCGCTCGCCTCGTGACAAGTTATCAAAGTCTAAGTCCTGTCCTAGTTGTGTAATCTCAACATTCAAATCGTTTTGGAATACAACTTGATGCGGCAACCCTAAACGGTCAAGATAATATGTTAGTCTGTTGTTTAGATATGCTAAGTTTTGTTCAATAATTTTCTTACGAATAAAACTGTCTTTGTTAGTAAGCAATTTTAACAAGAATTCTTGGTGTTCCTTATAACCAGTAAGCTCATTAATAGGAGTCCAGTCAATTTGTTGAATAGCACTATTGTTCAATTCATCGATTTGTGTTTGATACGGATCAACTTCTTGTCTCTTATTATCAAGTGTTTGTTTTAAACTATCAACGTTTTGTCTATGCTCGTATGCTTCTTTGACTGTTTCGTAAAATGTAGTAGGTTTACCGTTAATGTTACCTATTTCTTTAAGTGCAAGCATTACGTCTTTAACCTTAACATTAATCTCTGATTGATAAGCAATTGCATCCGCAAGTTCTTTGTTCTTGCGCTGTGCAATTTCTTCTTTTTTATCTTCGTGTAATGCTTGTCCACAAGTATAACAAGTTGCATCTTCAAGATTTTCGATGTCTTTTTCTGCTTTTTCTACACTTTTGTCAGCACGTAACAGTGCTGGCTCTAACGTGCTTAATTCTTTTTTAAGAGCCAAAATGGCGTTGTTATGTTCGTTCCAATTAGATAGATTTTCGTGTGCTTCTAATTCTGCTTCCACATCTAAATGTTCTAATTCTGTAATACCTTGTTGTAGTCTTGTACAGTCTTGTTCTTTTTTAGCAAGCCAAGCACGTTGCGTTTTTTGTAAACTTTCAATTGTTGAACTAATCTTTTCGTTTGCAGATTGAACAGCATCAATTTTAAGAGTTTCAGTTGTAATTGCTTCTTTAGACTGTCTAACTTGCTCCTTAAGAGCGTCTGCCTTTTCAGACAGAATAGTAATACCTAATAATTGTTCAATGATAGCACGTTGATCGTTTTGACGCATTGCAAGGAATGGTTCTGAATATGTATTAAGTGCTACAATATGCTTAAACATGTCGTGCGACATGCCAAGCATGTCATTAATAAATTCTTGTGTTTTACGACTGTCGCCTTGCGATTCATCTTCTACTTCTTGCTCTTGACTGTTAATATAAAACTTTAAGAATGTAGGACTACGACCTCTTTCAATTTTATAATTAACCCCGTCCTTTTCAAAGTCAAGAGAAACAACCATACCTTTAGAGTTTGTTTTATTGATAAGGTTATTGCGTTTGATGTTAGTTAATGCAGTTCCATACAAAGCATAAGAGAGGGCGTTAATAATAGTAGTTTTACCAGTTCCGTTTCTACTACCAGCGTCGTCTCCGCCTTGATCTAGGTTCTCTCCAAGAACTAATGTTAACTTTTCTTTGCTGAAATCAATTGCTTGAGTCTGATTTCCCACACTCATAAAGTTTTTAACTGTAAGGTCTTTAATACGGATCATTTTATAGCTCGTTATAGATGTCTAACAACATCTTTTTGTTAAAATTTTCAGTGTCTAATTCTGCAATTTCTTTAGATACAATTTCGTCAACAGTTTCAAACGTTGAAATATCTAAGTCTGTAGTAATTTCTTCAATTTGTTTTTGCGGAATAAGAGTAATTTCTCTACAACCATGTTGTGAAATATACGTTTCTTTAATAAACTGTGCTTCTTCGTAACTAATAGGTAAATCAATAGTAACTCTCAAATACATTTTAGGTTTAATAATATTTGAATTAGGATCTAATAGTTTGCTTAGTGTAGTTGTGCGATACTTAGGACAATTCCACCAATTGATATATTCGGGTTCTTTGTTGTTTTCACGATCAAGAATCATCATGCCTCGCTCGTCATCGCCAGCATCAGCATAATTGTGCGGAAATGCATTACCTATGTAATGAATTTTGCCTTGTACTTGACGTTTGTGAAAATGTCCACTGAACACATATTCTTGATGTTGAAAGTGACTTGGCCGCAAGTCGCCATGATCAGGCATCTGCACCATAGCATTCATATAAAAACTAGGAAGTTCAAAGTGACCAAACATATACTTAGATTTAATATTTTCAATCTTCTTCCATTCTTCGCCAACTAGCCAAGGAACAAGTGCAACATCATCAAACTCAGTAATCTCATCAACTAATGTAACGCCTGGAATGTGTCTACCAAAGATTGTAGAACTTACATCTCGTTTATCTTTGTAATACAAATCGTGATTGCCTACAAACATATAAAATTTATCAAATGCCGCCCCTAGTTTTTCTAAACTGCGAATAGTAGCATCCATAGTTGTTAGATTAAGGCTATTTCGATTATGATGCCAATCTCCGCAGAAAATGCCAGTTTCACAACCGTTAGCTTTTGCTTGTTCGATAAACCAATCTACAAATTCTTCACAATCGTCGTTGTGAACCTTGCTGTTACCTTTCAAGCCGAAATGTATGTCAGTAAAGACTGCCGCTTTTTTAAACAAATTTTAATCCTCTTCTCGTTATTATAACTGAGTTTTGTAACAAGGTCAACCGATATTTTTACTTTGATGCATCATTTTTTGATCTTTCTAAGTTTCTCTCCCATTCGCCTTGTGATTGTCTAGTATACGATGGACTCATATCATTCATTTCAAGAATATCGTCTCGAATGTTTTGATTGCGCTTTTCAATGTTGATAACACGTACAAATGAGTTAGTTACTGCGGCTGTATAGTAGGCAAATGGATTGTTTGATTTTGACTCATCAAACTGTAAGCCAATCTGTGCTAATTGCAAGATAGCTTGTCCACGCATTTCGTCGTTATAGGTATATCCGCGCACATTACCACGAGTAGCATAACGATCACATAATTTCATCCACATTAATGCTAGTTTATTTGTTGCTTTACCGCTATCTTTATCAAAGTAACCATTTTCCATTCCGCCAACCCAGTGACTTTTTCCTACACAAACTAGTTCGTCATTTTCGTTAAATTTGTAATGTTGGAACGGAGGAAAGTTAAGTTTAACTTTAGTGTCTGCTACAGTTTTAGGATTCTTTTTACGACCTGGTTCTTCCGGAATGTGATCAAACGTCATAATACGAAAAATAAGTTCTTCTTTCTTTATCTTTTTATAATCGATTTCAAATTCAGCTAGTTTTCTTTTTTGTCCAGCTTCTTTAGCTTTTTCAAAATTTTCTTGTTGTAGTCTTTTTGCTTGTGCTCTTTTAGCTTCGGCAATAGTACGAATATTAATCTTATCTACACTAGGTAAAATAACATCATATTGAGAGTATTCGGGTGCAGTAAAACTACAGAATGTACTCTTTGATTTGTGTATTTCTTTTAAAATATCTTTATTGTTGAGGTAATTTACTCTTTTATTCATGAACTCTCCTGATTGTTAGTCATATTATAAACTATGTACATAACTTTGTCAACTAAATAATGCATATAGGAGACAATTAATATGGCAACATTTTTCAAAGACGGCATCATATCTAAAGACGGTAAAAACATGGGTGTCAATGTACCTCCAACAGGAACAAATGCTCCAGGACAAAATCCATTTACTGGTAGTATTCCTACATCAATCAATGGATTCGTAGGCCAAGTCCGTGATATTGGACAACAATTATTCAGCGGCAGCCTAGGAAGTTCTTTAAATTTCATGAGTGCTTTACGTTCTAAAAATATTCCAACTTCTACCCTTGGTAATGCTGCCGGCAATTTAGGCGGCCAAGCATCGTTTACTACAGGTGGAAATGTTGAAGAAAAAGACTGGAGAGTTTCGTTATCGTTACCAAATACTCCAAGTGCTTTTTCTAAGTCTCCAATGTTTCAATTATTAAGATCTACTAAAAATAGTATGGTCTTTCCGTTTACGCCAACAATACTTTTGCAACATAGTGCAAACTATAGTAATGTTGAACCTGTACATACTAATTATCCCGCTTATGCATATAGAAATTCAAGTGTGAACGAGATTGTTGTAACCGGACAATTTTATGTACAAAATGAATTAGAAGCACAGTACTGGATGGCGTGTTTGCATTATTTAAGATCAGTAACAAAAATGGATTACGGTACATTTGCAGAAACCGGCGGCCCACCTCCAATTGTAAAACTAAACGGATACGGAGACTATGTCTTTAATAATGTTCCAGTAGTTATTACAACATTTTCTGTTGATATGCCTCCTGAAGTAGATTACATTGCAACAGGATTAAAAGGCCAATCATTAAGCGCCGCCCAAGAAATAAGCTGGGCGCCAGCAGAATCACAGTTTAGTGTGTCATGCCAACCAATTTACAGCAGACAAAAACAAACACAATTTAATTATAATATGTTCGTTGGCGGCCACGATATCGGAAGAGGATATATTTAATGGCAAACCATCCATATCAAGATACTCCAATTGGTCCTGACGGAACACTTGGAATTTGGAATATCAGACCTGTTCCTGCATACACAGACGATGTATTGTATACAGTTGAACCTCAATATAACAACCGCCCAGATTTATTAGCACATGATCTATACGGAGATTATTCGTTATGGTGGATTTTTACACAACGTAATCTAAATGTCCTCGAAGATCCAATTTATGATTTAAAAGCCGGTGTACAAATATATCTACCATCACCGCAACACGTTAAAGAAACATTAGGAGCATAAACAATGCCATATACTTTTCCGTCAGGACAGCCAATAAAAACAGGACCAAACGGAGAGTTACTAGGTGGAGTATATACACCACCAGGACAAGAATCACTTGCTCCACAAGTAGAAGGCGATCCAGAACAAGCTAAAGAAATTGCTAACATGTTAGGTATGCCTGGCTTAGCTAATCTAATTGATCAATATCAAAGTGTAGGACAAACTAGTTCTAACGTAACTGCACTTCCTGAAGGAATTTCACAACCTCGGCAAATTGCTGCCTCTATAGGAGATGCAGTTAATATGCATGCACTAGATGATTTAGGCGACGGATTACCAACTGATCCTTCAGCAGTAATAGGAACAGTAAAAAATATTGCAAAGAGTAAAGCACTCGGTGCCATATTTGGTAGCGGACTTTACAGTTCGCATAGTTTACCTATGACAAATGAATTAGAGCAGTTTGCATCTATGAATTGTATTTTTGGTTTAGGTTGCATCAGTCCACAAGAATTAAATTTTCCTGACAAAACATATAGACGATCTGGAATCGTAAACAATGGACAGGTAGTATTAAAGTCTGGAAAAACACCTTTAGGAAAACCACAAACATATGCTGAAAAATATCATAAAGTAAACGGCGCCTATTATATTGACGAAGTTAATATCGACACTACAGTCGCTCCAAATCCAAGAAGTAGATCGACTAATTTTTATGGGTTATCATTCCAAGTATATGAACCATACAGTATGGGACAGTTTTTACAAACATTGCAATTAGCCGCAAAAAATGCAGGATACGCTAATTATCTAGAAGCTCCTTATTTGCTAACACTTGATTTTGTAGGATGGGACAACGATGGAAATCAAGTTAGTCCCAGTAAACCGATAAGAAGAATGTTCCCTTTAAAACTTGTAACTTGTAATTTTACTGTTAACGGCGAAGGCAGCAAATATGACATTACATGTTCAGTTTTTAACGATGATGCATTTTTAGATGCCAATCAAAGTATTCCTGTTAATATGACAGTATCAGGATCAACCTTGCAAGAAATATGTCAAACAGGATTAAACAGTATTGCTACCCATTGGAATACACATCTTCTTAATAGAAGAAATGAAACTAGAGAAAAAACTGAAGTTGACGAATATATTATTGCCTTTCCAGGCGACGGCAGTAGCGCAAGACTAGACTCTTTAATTTCAAGCGGAAGACTAATTGCTGGTGCCGCAACCACCGGCGAATTAGAGAGGATAGAATTTGACGATGATGCAATTAATGAAGCAATTGCAACTATTGACTCAGAAGCATCTGCCGCAGGTTACCAGCAAGATAATTCAGATTTTGGTGCTAGGATCATTGAACAACAACGAGCGTTTGTTGACGATAGATTAGGATTTTCAGTAAGACGAGGCAGATTAAGTGAAAGTATTAAAGCAACAGTTGCTGGTCGTGATGTCTCACCTAATAGAATTGGATTTGCACCTATTTTGACAACAGGTCCACTAGGTTCGGGAAGAGCACCGTTTGGTATTGCAAACTTTGCATGGGACCCAGAGTCCGGATTATTAAAACGAGGCAGTGTAACTATTGATCCTAAACTTAGAACTATTACATTTAGAGCAGGTACAAAATTACAAAAAATACTAGAGGAACTTGTCCTTTTAAGCGAATTTGGAAAATCAGTGTCACGGCAACTTAATCGTCCTGACGGAATGATTGATTGGTTTAAAATAGAAGCTCAAGTATATCTAGTTAATGATTCTGCTGCCGAACGAGTAATGGGAAGAATGCCTAGAATTTATTTGTATAGAGTTGTTCCATATCAGGTTCACCGAAGTGCATTTCAAATGCCAAATGATGTACCTCCTGGATACGATAAACTTTATGCTCAAGCACCTAAAGTATATAATTATATGTTTACAGGTCAAAATACTGACGTACTAAATTTTGATATCAAATTTGATAATGCATTTTATGAGTCAATTTCACTTGATAGAGGTAATAGAAGTGGATCAAATCAACCAAGCGAACAATCTAATACATCTACACCACCAAATCTTGCATTGCAAGGAAATTCAAGAACACCACAAGGTGATGGTACTACAGTAGTTGAAGAACCTCAAAACATGAACACTACTACTGGCGGCGCAACAGTTGAAGACCCGCAATTAAGATTAGCACGATCATTTAACGAAGCAATAGTAAACAGTGGCGGCGATTTGATATCTATTGAATTAGAGGTTTTAGGAGATCCTTTCTATATTGCAGATAGCGGAACCGGTAACTATAATTCGACAGCATCACCAAATTTTAATGTTAACAGTGATGGAACCATGAATTACCAAAACGGTGAAGTAGATATCATAATTAACTTTAGAACACCAATTGATTTAGATCCTGACAATGGCGGATATTTAATGGACGGTGCATCAATTGGATTACAAGATTATAGTGGATTATATAAAATTATTGAAGTAACAAATAGATTTAGCGGTAATGTGTTTACACAAACTATTCAAGCAGTTCGAAGAAGAAATCAACAAAATTCAAAATCTGGAGCACAAGTAACTGATCCAATGTTAGAAGAAGAAAAGCGTCATGAATTAAGAATTGCAGAGGCAGAACTCAACGGAACTCCGGAAGAAGTTGCATTTGCTAGAGCAGACGTTAACGGCGACGGAGTACTCCAATATTGGGAAGTTCCTAACTTAGACGAAGCTACTAGGATTACTACTGCTAGAAATGAAAATAGACGACCTGCTAATAATCCAACAGCAGGTACTACACCGTCAGGATCTAATAATCCAACAGCAGGTAGCACAGCAGGTACTACACCTACAACAACGACCACAACCGGCGACGGTACTACTAGCACTACAGATCAACCAGCATCGCCTCCTCCTCCAGTTACAGTACAACCTGGAGTCTTTAGTCCACTTGATGTTTATTTTGATTATTCTTCTAATTCTAGAACTTCAAATTCGCCTGCCAATAGTCAAGGAGTAGATGCTTCGCCAACACAGAGTAGCGAAACAACAGTTCCAGAACGTAATATAAATGTAAATGATGTTGATCAATCAGGAAGAATTAGAGGCGGTTTATAATGACTAATAAACATAGACGAACGAGCGGCGCACCACCTAGAGCAATGCCGCCAGGCCCATTTTTAGCCAAAGTAATTAGTCATCTTGATCCTAAAAGAAGTGGAGCATTACAAGTACAACTACTTACAAATACAACTTCGGGGCAAGATGCCGATAACGAATCAGGGCAACTTTATACCGTAGATTATTGTATGCCGTTTTATGGAGTAAATGATGTTACTAGTAACAGGCGCAATGACACTTATTACAGTACTCAACAAAGTTACGGATTCTGGGCAGTTCCACCTGATCCAGGTACTAAAGTCTTAGTTATCTTTGCAGAAGGACAATCTAATCAAGGATATTGGATTGGATGTGTACAAGACCCATATATGAATTATATGGTTCCAAGTGGAACTCCTACAACTAAGTCAGACAAAGTTGTTCAAGCTAATTTAACAGACGAATTTAAAAACAGACCGTTACCGACAGGTGAGTATAATAAAGCAATTCACGGCAATCAAGGAAATGATCCTGAACAATTTTTAAAACCACACAATCCAATGATGTTAGAAGTGTTGTCAAGGCAAGGTCTTGTTGATGATATAGCTAGAGGATTAACGTCCTCTACAGCACGTCGAGAAGTTCCTAGTATGGTATTTGGAATTAACACCCCAGGACCTTTAGACAAAAGAGATGGCGCACCTAAAGGCCGATACGGACCATCAGGGGAACAGATTGAGTATTTCCGCAGTAGATTAGGCGGAAGTAGTATTGTAATGGATGATGGTGATCCTACAGTTTTACGTGCTGGATTTGCAAAATCAGTTGGAGCAACGTATTATGATATTAATGCTGTTCCAGAAAATGTTTCTCAAGCAAACCAAACTTTACCGTACAATGAACATATTAGATTAAGAACTAGAACCGGTCATCAGATATTATTACATAATACAGAAGATCTAATTTATATTGCTAATGCTCAAGGCAGTGCATGGATAGAACTAACTGCAAACGGAAAAATTGATGTTTATGCAGATGATAGTATTAGCTTACGTACTGCCAATGATGTAAACATACATGCAGATAGAGATATCAACATGAAAGCAATGCGAGATGTAAACATTACTGCTGGTAGAGACTGGAAAACAACCGCAGGCAATCATTTTGATCTTAAAGCAGGAACAAATGGAAAAATAGATATTGGTGCAAACTTTGACCTCTATGTTGGTGCAACATCTAAAATATTTGTTGGTGCAGACGGACACATTAATGTGGCAGGGGCACACAGCATTACAAGTCAAACCACACTTGATGTATTAACTGGATCGTCAGCGAAATTTAAACAATCTAGTTTACACATGGCATCAGTGGGTAATTCAAACTTTACCGCAGGCTTTAATACAAGTATTTTAAGTGGTAGCGAACATAGAGAATCGGCTCCAGCAATTCACATGAACACTGCCGCGAATCCTGCTACGCAGGCTGACGAAGCGACCAGTGCAAGTACTGCAAGTACTGCCGCATCTGCCGCCCAACCAGTTCGCGTTCCGCAGAGAGAACCTTGGGACGGACATGAGAATTTAAATCCGGAAGGACACACTCCTGGGCTAAGTCAAGCTAGACTTCCGCCATCGAGACAAGGTAGAGATGCTCAATCACTAATTGATAGTCCTGCAAACCAACCACAGTATACTTCAACTTCGGGACCTAATGTTGCTAACCAGTCAACAGTTATTGATCCTGAAACAGGACAACGAGTACCTGCACCACAAACAGTAATTCCAGGTCAAGCAGGACCAATAGGACAACAACCTGCAGAACCTGTAGATGTTAACGATATGCAACGTTATTTCTTACATGTATTAATACAAGAAATTGGATTAGATCCGGCTACTTGCCTTAATCCTGCAAATCCAGAATTACTTGCTGTTGGCCAAACACCAGGAAATGCCGAAGCAATTGCATCAGCAATGGCACAGATTCAAAGAGAATGCACCTTTGAACCACATAGCGAAAATTTAAATTATAGTGCTGGACGTTTAAGACAAGTATTTCCAAGTCGTGTTCGAAGCGATGAATTTGCACAACAACTTGCTGCCGCAGGACCGGCAGCTATTGGTAACACATTATATGGCGGCCGTAACGGTAACGCAGAAGACGAAGGTTACAAATATCGCGGTAGAGGACTTATTCAGCTTACATTTAAAGATAATTACAGACATTTTGGCGGCGCGGCAAGACATCCTGAAATTGTCGAAAATCCTGATCTTTTAAACGATCCAGAAATTGCTACAGCAGTTGCAGTTGCGTACTTAAAAGAAACCTTCCCTCAAAGAGGCGGCGGCAATTGGAACATGTATAATTTTAATCAATTAGGCCAGGCATTTGAAGATGCAGTTGGATACGGTAATGAAAGTGCAGAAACACCTCAACGTATTGCAAGTGCAAGAGGCTTTTTCTCTAGATTGAGAAACGGAGATATAGTTCCATTAGCATCATTAACACCGACTGTACCTATAGAATCGGGCCAATCAACAGTAGTTGATACAAGGACGTAAACATGCCAGCTATACACATAAACGGACATACTAGAAGTTGTGGAGCAACTACAGTTGTTTCCGGACAGAGCGATGTATATGTTGTAGGCGAATTAGTTTCAGTTGACGGTGATCCTAACAGCCATGGCGATGGCGCACTTTCAGCAGGTAGCAACGGAGTGTTTATAAATGGTAGAGCAGTAGTAAATCATTCTCCAGACGGTGCTGCCGCTGACGCATTATGTATTCCATTAGGAGGTGCTCATTGTGCACCTGAAACTGCACAAGGGGAATCTACAGTTATCGTAGGTGACGCCGCTGACGCAGTTGCTATAGCAATTGGAGCAACTAATTTTAGTAGACCAGAAG